CGCTTGCGTAGTGTCGATTTTATTTAACTTATTAAATTTATTATAACGGGATGATCTCGCCCCTCACATAATCATGAGCCTCGCCTTTCTTCTCAAGCCCTGTTTTGATGGAGTGGCACTCGTGGCAGAGGCTTTGGAACCTATTACCCATCCATTTGTCCCTGTCTTGCTTGTGCGGGATGATGTGGTCAACGTGATGGGCTGGTGCAATCTTTCCTAGACTTTGACATCGAGCGCAGATCGGGTGCTTAGACAGTTGAATCTGTCTGAATTGCTTCCACTGCTTTGTGTTGTACAGCTTGTTAAATGATCGTCTGGTTTCCGTGAGTGAGCCGCCGTGTTCAGTGCAAAAGGTCGAGCCGTTTACCTTTGGATTCTTGCAGCCGAGTTCTCGACATGTTGTTTGCTTCGGGGTTCTCGGCATTACTTCAGAAATCTAAGTTTGTAAAGCGTTGACTGCATGAGCGCAACGATCTCGTCAATACTGTTCTGTATGGCTGAGTCATCACCCATCGAGCTTCGGTAAACCCTAACGTATTCCAGCATGTACTCTAGCTCGGCTATGGCTGTTTGTTCTGGTGCTCGATACTCGACAGGGTAGTTGATGATCTTAGCCTCTAGTCCCTGATATTGCTCGACAACTGTGTCTACTAAATCACCGAGATCATCGTAGAAATGTCCTAGAGCCTTGTGCTCTGCATACGACTTAGACTGTAGGTGCAGGATATGTGCGTTCGTGACACCGTGGAGCAAGCACATAATGAATTCACCCGGACTTTTAGCCGGACGTTCAGCTCGCAAGGCTTCCAGAAAGTGCTTTTTCATGTCGAAACCTAAAAAAACGCCCTCATTGCGAGGGCTAAGTCACCAAAGGGGAGGAGTTCCAAATTCATTGTAATTCGCTCAATGTTTGGAATCAAGGTCCTTTTTGAACGCTTCTATAGACTTGAGTAGCTCTTTACTTTTCTCTTCCAGTTCAGCCGACATTTCTTCTAACTCTTCTAATTGAAGCTCAATTTTGTCCCAATCCGTAAGATCCTGAGTCAGACTGTTCAAATACGCTTGTCTTGCTGCTTTCTTGAGATCCATTGTTTATCCTTTGTATTTCGCGGTTGATGTACCAGATTGCTTTCTTTAGATCCTCGACTTGCTTTCCTTTTAGGTCTGCTCTCCAGATGTACTTCACTGCATTCCCTAAATTAAATCCCATGTGCTCGGTAATCTGAATGCACTCAACACCAGACGGATGCTTTGTGTAGTGTTTGGGGTGATTAACGTTGTCGCTCATAACATTGCCTTTATGTGATCGGGCACTTTGGGAAGCGGAGCCCATGCTACTGCCCAATCTGACCAGTGACCGATGACACACACTCCACCGGGGTTAAGTAAAAGCATCTTAGATCCGAGCGGTGGTGTCTTGTCTTTAGGCGTCATCCACACGGTATGCCCTGCTGTGTAGTCTTTCATTTTTTGAAGTAGTACCACGCCCACGCCCCGTGCCTACCTTCTGTCCATTTGTACCGAGTTTCCCTATCGACAAGGCCTTTTGCCATCAGCGCTTTTAGGTGCTTCCTTGCACCTTCAGTGGTGCAGCCGAAGTGCTTTGATAGCTCGATGAGCGAGTAAGGCTGAGTTAAATGTGCAAGATAAATCTTCTCGGTTTTGGTTAGCGGTTTGTGTTTACGGAGAATCTGTTTGACTAACCATTTGACTTGCTTTGTGTGATGAACAAGTCCGAGGTTGTGCGCCATTCTTTGGATTTCAGCGCCGTTCATTGCTCACCTTTTGCTCTGATGGCGTTATCCACCGTTCTTTCCCTCCGGCTCGTGTGTACATGCGTTTTCGTAGTCAATAACGTCCTGCAAACGATAGCGAATCAATCCACCCAATTTCATGTACCGAACCCCTTTTTTGAAAGACCGGTCACGTTCCAGTGTTGCCTCGCTGATCTTCCATCGGAGCGCAAGCTCACCCTGCGTCATGAACTGTTCTGGCGCGGTCTGCACTGGATACGAAAAAGGCGCTGCCGTTGTGCAGGTGCACCCAGGCAGGATGCTGTGATGTAGGCCTATCTGAAGGCCGCATTTTGGGCATTGGCTCATACTTCAACCCTTGCTCGTATGGCGGCTGCGATATTGCCGCACCTGAATTTTGCGTGACCGTATGGTTCGTCCTGCGCCTGCTCGTCTGCCACCTTCGCACACGCCTCTCTTTCATGTGCTGCGACAAGTGCGGCGAAGTGCTCTAAATCCTTATGAGTAAAAGCATAAAGACCGTATGGTGTTTTCGTCATCATCAGGAGGGTTTCCCACGGCTTGCGTATACCTTCTTGTATAGCAAGTTCATCAAGTCCGATGTGGTTAGTCATGTGTTCTTTTCCTTTAATTTAGCTTCGACATAGTTAGCAAACGCTTTGCACCAGCCTTCCGGGTCATCGTTCCAATCCTGATTGGCATCGTATTCAGCGTGGCAAAAAGCATCGTGAATGTCATCACTGGTAAGCCCGACCCATTCTTTTGAGTAGGAAAGAGCTGCGCCAACTGGAAGCGCGACAGCGGGATCAGTCGGTTGTATGACGCAATGCCCGTCTCGAAATCCGGTTATGTACGCTTTTACCTCGGCCATAAATATGTCGCTGCCTGAAATGCGCCAGCGTCCACTAATGTTTCTTCGTTGATCTCACGGCCACCGGGAAGCACATAGACGTTCTGCTTGATGTAGTGAGGCACTATGGTGATCTTTTCAAAGAGATATACCTTGACCCAATCACGCTCTTGTTTCGGTTCTTGTTTTTTCATGTTGAATTCCAAAAGGGTTATTCCATAGGAAAGGTTTGGTTCTGTTTTGCAACTTAATCTCAACTGCGTTGTAGCCGTATGCCCGACCGATCTTCTTAGCAACCGATGACTGATGCGACAGCAGCCTTCTTGTGATCTTGCCCTCGGCTAGTAAAGGCATTAGCGCGTTTTGAATCAACTTCGGGCTTATCTTCATTTTCTCAGCCAGCTCTTTCACTGTCACCGGGCTGATTCTCTTTTGCATATATTTAAGGCAGGCCAATCCACGATCAATCTTTGCCTGCTTTTGAAGTCTTGTAAGACTCATTTATCCGCTCTCCTTTGCGCTGCTTCGTTTGTGTATTTCGTGCCGTAGCGCCTTCTCAGTTTCTCGATGTTGTGCTCAAGGATTCTGTTTCTGTTGAGACCGAGCTTTTGTCTAATGCCCTCAAGATAAAACTCGATGTCGCCCAATTCCTCAATCACGTTGTCGATGTCTAAGGGTTTCTGATAAATCGCCCATTTTTTGATCGCGTCTAAAAGCTCCCCAGACTCCCCGGAAACTCCAATCGACATGTGCAGCACAAACGCTTGATCCGGGCTGAGATCGTCAAGGATGTCGCATCCGGGTTTAGCAAGTGCGGTGACTAATTCTGGGTGGTTCAAAATGGTGACTCCTCGATGGTTTTCAAAATGTCGCGCTTAGTGACTTTCTTTTTCTTAACCCATTTGCTCTTAACTAACGTCTGCTGAAACGGCCAGTTAGGGTGTTTTGCTAGCTCTTTCGTTGGTTCATTCATATCGCCTCCGTAAAATTACATTGTCGTAAGCCTGCTTTTTCCCGCAAAGCGTTTACCGATAGGAGGCTGATTTGGGCTGATATTCGGTAGGCAATCCTCCGACTTCCTGAACGTACTGCTGGCTCTGTCTGTCGAACCATAGCTTTGCAACACCCTCCCATTCACCGTTCCGCTGTTTCTCAAAAGACAGGAAGGCATCAGGAATGGAATGGTCAACTACACCATTGGCCTCAAAATCGCGCTCCTTCGATTTATTTCTGTGCATGAGGATTACGTTGTCCACTTGATCTGCAACGCTCCCAGACCCCTTCAAATCGTTTTTAGAGGGTGTTCTGTTGTCATCCGACTGTTTCCTGATATGGTGGACCAAATGAATGTGAATATTCTGATCTCTCGCAAGACCGCACAGCTCGTCTGTAAAATTTTTCTGTGCGTTGTAATCATCCTCGCCACGAACGCACTTCATTAAGGAATCAATGAAGTAGTGCTGGCAACCGAGCATCGTCTTGCAGTAAACACCGACCCCTAAAACTTGAGGCGGGCTTACGGTTCCCTGTACATCGTAGAACCAGAGTCGGTCTTTAACCCATTCCTTAAACTTCTCGTGGGCTTGTAAGGTAGGGAATGACATCCGCGACCACTGCCTGACCATCCGCTTAAGTGTCCTGACCGGCTTCATCTCAAACGAAGCGATCACCACCTTTTGATTCTGGTGAATCAGGTGAAGAGCGATCTGCCCTGCAAGAAGGGACTTCCCTGAGCCGTTTTGGCCTGCAAGAACCGTGACCTCACCGAATCTGTAGGTGAACTTGTCCGCGAGCTTCTCAAATGGCATGACAATGTTTGGCTCTTCAGACGGGTTCCTCATCTCCTCTATGAGATCGTCCATACAGTCGGCAGCGGGTCTTACTTTCACAGATGCTTCCATCTGCTCGTACCACGCCTTGTAATCGAGGTTTTCTAGGATCATGCTTTGTTCCTAATAATCATCGACCACAAAAATCCACCAAAAACCTTTGCGACAAACTGTAGCAAGACAATGTGCGGCATCAGCACACCAAAAGCTAAAGTCGGAAAGATGATGGAATCAATCGCAGCACCAGCTACATTCGATCCGTTCGCTCGCCTTACCCACGATCCTTTTAGCTTTGCAAAAACAAACCAATCAACGATCGCCGCCGCTGTAAAAGCAACCGCAGATGCGATGGCAATCTTTCCTGACGCAGGATTTAGCAAATAAGTTAAGAGACCTGTAAAGACGATAAGGACACCCATCTCCCAAAGTTTTATCCGTACATGCAACCAATCCCTAAGCACAAGATCAAGTCCTATAAACAGAAACGCATTAAGCGGACTGATTGCAGGGCCAAATGCCGCCACGCTTAAGTTTGCTGCGGTCATTGCAAATGCGTAAACACCGATAGCTAAAAACATAAATGCTCCTGTACAGGTCTTAACGACCATTGTGTTGTTGGGTTTTCAGAGTCAATGCGCTTTGCGATGCAATACGCACACTCCTTCATTGATTTGTGATTGACCGCAAGATTTGTTGAATCTGCGCTTGATAAAGGCCAGCGCTCAAGACCTTGACCCAACATTCGCATACCGTGAGTCCACGGCAATCTGCCAAACACTTTAGACAAATGATTAAACGTCTCATCCATCCTAGACTGCCATTTCTGTGAACCGACATTCCAGTATTCGCCAGACGAACCTAAGCAAACCTTGCCCCAGTTATCAACAAGCTCACAAAGGTAATCAAGCGACAAACCTAAGTGCCAAACCGGAACGCCGAGTGATTTGGGGTAAGGCCAGCTTTTAACTAGTTGTCTCTGTTCTTCCTCTGTGCCATCAATAACATCAGGAACAACACCCCAGTGCGGATGACCCAAAATTGGATCGAGCCAGTCATAAAAGCCTTTAGGATCAAACGGTATGCCTCGTGTCTTTGCAGAGAAAGCACCGTTATCCAACATGAGTGATTGACCGATTTTTAGACACACTTTTAAGTCTCTCGGTTCCGCATAGCTAATACAGAAGTTCTCACCAGCAAGCGTTTCTAGCACTGCTCGCGGCGTAATTGGTGTGCCGTGATAGTGCATCATGCGTCGACCTCCGAATCCCAATACAGACCGGGCGCGTAGTTAGCGATAACCCGCGCGGGCGCACATATTTTCAGAGCTTGCAAGATAAGGTGAACGTGGTCAGGATCTCCTCCAGTGAGATGCACTTGTAGTCCTCTGGCCCACCTAAAGTCTCGGTCTTTAGCATCGACTACAACAACCGGATACTCCGGGTCATCGTCTGGCTTTCCAACAAAGTCGATAAAAACAGCTTTGGGTGGTTTGTTTGCAAGCTGAAGGCTGTTTACGAAGTCGTGGCCTTTCATAGACTTGCCCTATCGCCGTAAGCTGATGCTGTTGGTTGAGCGGTTTGTTTTGTGTAACTTGTCTTTTGGTTCATCACCCAATTTTCAAACGTCAGATTCCAATCTAATTTAGTTGCGTCTCTCGTTTTAGCTACCCAATAATTCTTAAACATACGAACCGTGTCGTTTAGATTTAGATCAGGTCTTTTTGTTTTCGCAAACTGAATGAGCCTTTCGTCTGGTTGCCAATCTTCGCTAAGTCTTGTGCCTCGCTTCTTTTCTTTACTTGCAGGCTTTTCTTGTTGCGCTTCTATATGGTTATTGGTTATTGGTTGTTGGTTATTGGTTGGTTGAACGGTCGTTGAACGGTCGTTGGACTCTTGTTTAACGTCCGATAGTGTCTTGTTTAGCGCACGTTTAGCAGCCGATGCTTTGCCTGCCTTAGAAGCAAATTCAAGTTGCTGGCGATAATGCTCTATTTCTTTGTCGCATCGTTTGTGATGCCATCCCTGAGTGCTAGAGATAAAAAACAGATCAAGAAGCCCTTTAATAAGATCTTCTTTGCCCCTTGCGTTTACACGCATTGAAAGCTCAGTAAGAGAGTTCGGAATGGGCTCTTCGGTGTCGTAGTAGATCCAGATCATCTTCATGTAGATGCCAACTTCTTCGTTGGTCAAAAATGAAGTGTCTTTAATGAAGTCACCAATATGGTGCTGGTAGTAGTGCATAGCAAACCCCATCAAGGTAGTCATCACTGAAGGTGCATTTGGCAGGAGGGTGATGAGGCCTCTCTTCGGGAGCTACCCTAGCCAATGCGATAAAACAGCCTTGAGTCTAAATCAGAATTCGAACACCTTGCAAGTCCACCCGGCTTTTAACTTGCCCCATCCGTGAACCTCGATCTTCCATCCTGCTTTAAGGATCGCTGGCAGATGCTCCGATTCCTCGATCTTCCTGATCCTTGCGTTCACATTCCCTCTGGAGGTTGTCTGCACCAGCAACGTCTCAGTGTCCCTGATAGCTAAGATGTCGCCGATCCCGAAGAGATCTTGCCTGATGCGAGCGTGTGGGTTCCACTTCTCGACGATCTGACAAAGATAGCCGTCTTGCCTGAGTTTCTCTAGGCTGCGTGATGTTGGTGACTTACCGCTCATCGTGTAGAACCTGCCTTTCGTCTGCTGGTATTAGATTTGTCTTGCAAGCCTTTGTGGTTTCGCTAAGATTACTCCACCAACTAACGGAGAGCGATATGAAAGCAAATAAATTTTTGTTCCGCTGGGCAGATTCTTCAAAACTAACTGCCGACAAAGCAATGACGCGCATTAGATTAGCCTGCGACCTACGGGCTTTTCGCAAAGACCCAAACGTAACCATCAAGCGTTACAAAAGCGTCAACCAAACCGTTTTTCACGTCCAAAACAGTGCTGCAAATGTTTCGGCTTACTTTGTGATGAGATAACAACCGGAGCTTAGGCTTCTTTTGCTATGAACGAAGATTATTATTTTGACAGGATGCTATATGAACACGATAGGCAAAGAGAAGAAGATCAGCTCATTGATAGATTGGTTAGTGGCGATAGTGTTTGGGATTTTGTTTGGGACGATGATGTTCCTTTTCATAAGATAGAACGTTTTTACAGGATAAAACGATATGCAGAAAGTTTACGAAAGCATCAGCAAGGTGATGAGTGCGATCTCCAAAGCAGGGATTGCCAAACAGAGAACTAACGAAGCGCAGAGATACCAGTTTCGCGGTATTGACGATGTTTACAATGCAATGGCTCCCATCCTTGCGGAGCATAAACTGTGCATCCTCCCTCGCGTTACAGACCGTCAGGTTGTCGAGCGTGTCAACAAGTCTGGCACTGCTTTGTTCTATGTCACGGTCTCGATGGAGTTCGCTCTTGTATCCGGCGAAGATGGCTCTAGTCACGTTATATCGACCATTGGCGAGGCTATGGACTCCGGTGATAAGGCAACCAATAAAGCAATGTCAGCGGCTTATAAGTACGCTCTCATGCAGGCCTTTTGCATCCCAACAGAGGGTGATAACGACAGTGAGAATCAGACCCACGAAGTTAAGGTCGACACCATTGAAAGCGATCTACAAGCAATTGCTGTGGCTAGCAAAGAAACACTAAAAGCAAAGTTTTCCGAGGCTGTAGCAAATCACAAAGAGTCAGCGGAAAAACTCAAGCGAATCGAAGCGGCTAAAGACAAACGTAAGAAGGAGCTAGGCCTGTGAGACCTGTTTACGAAACTGAGTTAGATAGAAAAAAAGAACTAGCCGTAGCGCAAACCTTTGCTGATCGCTTTAACTACGACATTTACCGGCTTCCAAAATTCTACGAAATAGACTTTGCTGCCTATCAAAACGGCCAGCTTGTTAGGTGGGTAGAAGTAAAAATAAGAAACTGTAAGTCGACCGACTACAACACTTATATGTTGGATTTTGGAAAGTTACGATCTGCCATCAGCATCCAAAACGCGTCGCAAAGATCGGTTGTTCTTGTTGTCCAGTGGACTGACACAATGAAGTATTGGACGTTTCGTGTTGGCTATCCAATCCTCCCCGGAGGTCGTACAGATAGAGGAGATCCCGATGATGTTGTTCCTTGTGTTCATATTCCTATTCATCAATTTGTAGACGTATGAAAGATCCTCATAAGGCCGTCGACTACATCCTGAAACACGCTCGGCAATTCGCCGATGCTAAAGCTCAACGTGTTTATCTGGAGGAGTTCAGGAAGTCTAAGAAAGCCATCTTGATGAAGGGAAGTCTTGAGAACGCCTTAGGTGCTCAGGAAAGAGACGCTTATGCTCACCCGGAGTATCTGGAGCTTTTAAAAGCATTAGAGGCTGCTGTGCAGATCGAAGAAAAGTTACGGTGGGATCTAATCGCAGCACAGGCAAGGATCGAGATCTGGAGATCTGAGCAGGCAAACATGCGAGCCGACATCAGGAACACGCAATGAACTGGCGATCTAAGAAACTCTTAGAGGCTTGCAGAGAACTTCCCTGTGGGCTCTGTGGTGTCGAAGATGGAACAGTAGTAGCAGCTCACTCCAATCAACAGCGGGATGGAAAAGGAACAGGGATTAAGGCTCATGACTTTCGTGTTGCCGCTCTTTGTTTCCAATGTCATTTTTCTGTAGATCAAGGAGGCGCAAGCAAAGACGAAAAAAGAGAGGCGTGGGAAGCCGCGCATCGTAAGACGATTGGTTGGTTATTTGAAAAAGGAATCTTAGATGTCATCAGTAAATAAAGTAATCCTCATTGGCAACGTAGGCAAAGATCCTGAGTGCCGTTACACGGAAGCGGGAACGGCTCTAGCTAATCTCACCCTTGCGACAACTAATCGCTGGAAAAACAAACAGGGCGAGCCGCAAGAAGAAACCGAGTGGCATCGTGTTGTTGCCTATGGGAAGTTGGCCGAGATCATCGAGAAGTACGTCCAAAAAGGAAAGCCTCTATACATAGAAGGAAGGCTTCAGACTAGGAAGTGGACAGACAAACAAGGTGTCGACCGGTACACCACTGAAATCATCGCTGAGAACCTTCAGATGCTCGGACAAAAAGGTCGAAAAGACGATGACGAGATTGCATTCTGATGGAACAAGGAACCGAAGAGTGGAGGCTTGCGCGGTTGGGGAAGGTGACAGCTTCCCGTGTCTCTGATGCGCGAGCCAAAAAAGGTACGGCTACACGAGCGAATTACATTGCAGACATCCTTGCTGAAAGACTCACAGGAACGGTGGCCGAGACATTCACAAACTCTTATATGGAGTGGGGAACTCTAAATGAGCCACTTGCAAGAGCTGCTTATCAAATAAAGACCGGACGTTGGGTAGAACAGATTGCCATTGTCGATCACCCGGCAATCCCTTACTTTGCTGCAAGCCCTGATGGTCTAGTCGAGGATGGGCTTATCGAGATTAAATGCCCTAAGACCTCAACACACATAAGCTATCTAACCGCGGGCGGAGTGCCGACAACCTACAAGAATCAGATGCTCGCTCAGATGGCTTGTACGGGTCGTAGATGGGTTGATTTCGTTTCCTTTGATCCTAGACTGCCCGAAAGACTACAGCTCTTTGTGGTGCGTTTTGAGCCGTCTGAAAAGGATATTAAGAATCTAGAAACGGACGTTGTTAATTTTCTAACTGAAGTGGATAATTTAATGGAGAAGCTATGCACTGGAAAGAATTGATTGAAAGCCAACGATCCCCACGAACCTTCAGACCCGTCGAAGAGATCTGGCGCGAACACGGCTGGAGACCACCATCCACAGAATGCCCAGACACCATTGAAAAGCACCGAGCTTTTAGAGCGTGGGCACTGGCTGGAGATCATCAAGTCGGTGAAGTCCAGTGATAGATCGGAAATTACGCAGGCTTATGAGAAGGCTATGCCGTATGTCGTTGCGGATTGGGCTAACTGGCTTTTATCGAAGCCTCGTGCGGCTCGGTTACCGCTGATAGAAAAGATCGCAAAACATCACGGGGACGAAGTTGGAGAGATGGTGAAGCGGAAACTTACCGAGCTACACCGCGACTCTTCTCGAAACTCCTCATGCCAGCAATCCCCAACATCCCGCTAAGAATCACCCATAGAGCGTCAGTGTCCAACATAGGAGGAGGCTTTACTTCTTTGGGCACATAACCCTCAGCTTGCAGCCAGACCCACGCCCAGACAAGTAAAGGGTAGAGAAGAAACTGATAGGCCATCGCGCCTGCACCAACCCAACCGATAGCGGGTCGCCATCCAGCCACAAAGAGATTCTGATTCGCTGCCTCGACTTTGTTAACTTCCATCTGACCGAGGTCGACAGCCTGATCTATTCTTTTAGATTCAAGCTCAAGTTCCATCCGCTCTTTATCGGATGTGTGAAGGTCGCCGATAACCTTACCGACAGATTCGACGATGGAAGAAACGCCGAGGATGTTCATAGCTTGAGCGCTCGATTGAGCCAGCCTAAAAGAAACTTAATCTGACTTCGGTCTCTCATGACAATGTCCCGATACCTAGCGATCTTCGCAAGGGCATAGGAAGCCACAAAAAGCTCTTCGTTCATGTTGTTGAGGGCTTGTATGGACTTAGGGCCGATAACGCCGTCTGGGGCGGTTTTAACGCATATCTGAGCCAGTTTGGAAGCCACAGAAACGCCCGCATTCACAGCGAAGTTAAAGATAGAAGATGCAACAACAGGATTCAGTTGGTCGCCTTGTATGCGATCCCAGAATTCAGACTTGTAAAAGTCCCTGACCATCTGAGTTGGTGGGGTTTCGTCTCTGTCGATAAAGCCCCATCCGGGCCAGTGCGGGTTTTTGTTTCTCGCAATCCCTGCGTAAGTTAAACCGCCAGTGTCGCCTTGTATCTTATGCAGGACATATCCACCTTCGTCCTGCATCATCTTGTCAAAGGCTGACTCAAAACTCATTTGTCGGCTTTGCCATCCAGCTTATCAAAGATCTTACCGAGCATGATTTTTATGTCTGCGATGTCTTTCTGATAATCGACTTTTAGTGCGTAAGTGTGCGGAAGATTCTTTTCCAATTCACCTAAGTCTTTCTGTAGTTCTTGTTGAGCCTCCCAGAGAACTCGGAAGAACCAACCAGCTACAGCACACAAAATGCCAAAAAGACCGTTAATTAGAGTTTGGCTGTCCATAGTATTCAAGGTTCCTGATAAGCCGTTCATCATCTGGAGACAGCCTGACTGCCTCCGCTCCGTGTCTTATCGCCTCGTCTTTCATACCTAAATGGAACGCCGAGATCGCCGCTAGATCGTGCGGTTTAGATCCCCAAACTTCAGGATCGCAGGTATAGACAAGTTCCTTATCTACGATACTGAGTGCCATTGTAGCCGCGTGGTGGCATTCTTTCCATAAGTGTTTCTTATAACAACTCATCGCAAAGTCAACCCACGGTTCTCTAGTTCCCGGAGCCTCAGCAATCGACATCCTGAACCACTTTAGAGCCGTCCAGTAATCAAGTTTCTCATCGTAAGCCTGACCTAATAGCCTCATCGCGTAACACCGCTCATTTGGCCACGTTGCTTCAGGCATATTCAAATAAGCGTTTAGAGCCTCTATAGCCTCATCCCAGAGACGGTAGAAGGTAAGCTCACGGGCAAAGTAGAAAGCGTTTCTAGGGCATCTAGGATCCTCTTTAACAGCCATTCTGAGGAGGTCAAGATACTGCCCTCGTGACTTCGTAGGATCGGGATGATGAGAGACTAAGAGCTTGTCGGTGTAAGCGTAGACTTCTTGAATGCGGAGGTCGGGGCGAGGGTATTCATGCACCGGATGCCTCCAACGGTAGCCGTTTCGATGGTGGATCTTTTCATAGTAGAAAAAAATGTTATGCCCCCAATCGAACTTGTATCTCAATCGAGTCGTTTCGGGCTTCCAGACGCTTTCTATTTCCTCGCGCCATCCGGGTTCTAAAACCTCGTCGAGGTCTAAAGAGACACAAACATCGTAGTCACCGGGGATCAGACATAAAGCCGTATCTCGCGCCATATCGAAACGCCACGGCTTCACAGATATATCGTAGACCGTAGCGCCGCATTCTCTGGCTAGGCTTGCAGTGTTATCCGTAGAGCCTGTGTCGGCTATCAGGATAAGGTCAGCATCTTTCGCTGAGTCGCAAAATCGTTTTACAAACTGCTCTTCGTTTTTTGAGATTGCGTAGACGCAAATCTTTAGTGTCATATCGTGTGTTCCTATTAAGTCACTTCAACCCAGCTTGTAGTTGCTTCATCCCACGAATACATCTTCCCATCGGTAGGCATTGCTACAGGAGCTTCCCATTGAGCTTGAGCGTTTAACAACCAACTAGCAAAGGGCTTTGGTGGCACAAATGCGTCAATATCTTGCCTGTAGGTGTAGCCAATCCCTGCGTAGTTCTTCCTGATGTTGCCGTTATAACTTGTCTGCTTCCACGTTCCACCGAGAATCTTCTCTAGGTGTGCAGCACCGATATGTTCTTTCTCAACGCCAAACGCATCAGCCGTGTCTTTGTTATCAACGACAACCACACGCAGGACTACGTTGTTTGCATCCAATTCCGCAAAATGACTCATCTAAGCCTCCAGCCTTAAACCGGTTAAATCCATTTCTTCCCCGACAACACCGACAGGGAAGGTATTAAACGATAGTGAGATTCTTGTGTCCTCGCCTTTGACCTCTGGAACCATGTGCGTCAACGAAGAAGGAAAGAGAATCAAGCGACCTGCATAAGCCTCAAACCACCACGATTCAGAGTTATACGGATTCCACTGGTCGGGAGGAAACTTGATCTGTTGCCAGCCATCTTTGTAGAAGTAAATCCTGTCATCAGGGTTGGTCTGCACATAAAACACGCCACTGATGTAGCTGTTGGGGTGTGCATGTTTGTGATGGTATTGCCCTGGTTCACTGTAGTTACACCAGCTTTGCGTGACTCGTAAGCTGACGTTGTGCTTAGGATTGACGGTACTTTTGAAGTAATCCGAGACGCTATCTTCAATGAACGAACGCAGTGAGGTCAATGCAGGATCACGCAGTACAAAGTTATTTGTGCTTGTAGTGTTACCCATGTTGGGCCGTGTCTGAAGCTCACGGATGAAGAACAACTCCTCATCGCTCAGAGGTCTGCCAAGCTCTGCAAAGCCGACAGGTATGGGGAATAAGTTATGCAACTGCACGTTCAAATTCCTCACGGGCTATGCCCATCTCTTTCAGTTGCTCGTCGGTGTAGATCGTTGGGATGCTGTCCTCAAACTCTCTGATCTTGTCAATGACCCAATACACTTCTTCAATGCTTGGGCATGGCCGTGGATCATCCCACCTTGTAAAGACGTTGTTACTGATTTCCCATTTAGCACCTGGACGAAGCAAGTGCATGGCTGTATCAATGCCTAGAAATTTGTAAACTTTTGTAGTCATGTTATTGATTAATTTTGATGATTACGATACCGGAGCCGCCTTTACCGGATACATAAGGGGAAGCATCCGACCATTCACCGCCTCCTCCTCCACCGCTGTTAGCTGTTCCATCTGTAGCAGATGCGCTTGCTGGAGCGCCTGCGCCGCCTCCTCCAGACCCACCTGAACCAGCAGGGCCGGTAGCTGCGCCGCCTCCACCACCACCTGAATATGTTACTAATGGGCCAGAAATAGAAGATGCGGTTCCGTTGCCACCATTTCCACCGGCAGACGATGTGCCATTTGAACCCGTCCCAGTTAAAGGGTTTGCTCCACCACCACCACCGCCACCATAAGCAGGAGCAGAACCTGATGAACCGCCGCCATTATTTCCTTGTAGTGTGCCTGATATAAATGGTGAACCTGGATAAATTCCAGAACCACCTGAAGTACCCCAAGCACCGCCACCGCCAGAACCGCCTGATTTTCCAGCGGTGCTAGGGTATACACCTCCACCACCTCCACCAAAAGCATTAATACCGCTAAGTGCTCCCGTAATAGTTGTGCTTGAAACAGTCTGACTTACATTGACCGTATATGTGCCAGCACCACCAGTTCCTGTCCCATAAGCAGTAATAAATGTTCCTGTGGTTACGCCTGTTCCAGACAGCGCCATACCAGCATAAAACGTATTAGTTACTGTTCCACCTACAGTAAGCGTTGTTCCAGAAATTGAAGACGCCGTTCCAGAAGCATTGGAAATAGATGGGTCGTTAGATATAGGAGAGCCGTAAAATGATGAGTTAGATCCATTGATTCCAGCTTTTGGTGGATTGGCTGTAACCGCAGCTCCACCACCACCAACTACAACCGTGTAGTCATTACCAGCAGTTACAGATAAACCAGTACCCGTTCTAAATCCGCCGGCCCCACCGCCACCTCCTGCACCTGCACCACCACCACCCCCACCAGCAACCACAAGATAGTCAACGCTGGTCACACCTGTCGGACATGTCCATTTGGTAGTGCCTTTGAACGTAAATACGGTTTGGCTTGCTACGGTGTACTTGAGGATAACAATGCCGGAGCCGCCTGCTGCGCCGTTACCAGCATTGCCGCTCCCAGCGCCGCCACCTCCACCAGTATTAACCGTACCAGCAGTTCCAGTTACTCCGATACCAGTAGAACCAGCACCTCCACCACCTGACCCTCCAGCACCGCCTGAATTAGGGCCGCCACCAACCCCACCACCGCCGCCTCCGGCATAAGTAACTGATGAACCGCTAATTGTTGATGCTGTCCCATTACCACCACCACCAGCAACGCTGGTTGTGGCATTAACACCCACTTGACTTGCGCCGCCACCACCAGAACCGTTAAAAGGAGTTGAAGGATTAGATGGGGACGTTCCACCATTATTGCCTTGAGATGGACTTACAGATGGCGTGTTACCAGACCCACCGGCTTTTGAACCAGTATAACCAGGGCCAGCCCCGCCGCCAGAACCTCCGTTAGCGC